GCTGTATCGCATTCACGAACCAGTTATGAGTTGAACCACTTGGAACATAGCGGTCTAATGTGTTTGTGCCTTCGGTTATATAATGCGAACCAGTAGCATCAAATTCAACCTTTTTTCCTACTGCTAATCGCATATCACCTGTTAATGTTAAGCGTGTCGCATCTAATCTCAATTGTTCCACATCATTTATGCGTAGCGAATGGTAGAACCCAGTCGGCGTATTATAATCGAGATGATTACCTCCGCTATCCTCGTATATCCACGAACCAGTGTAGAACTGAACCTTTTTACTTGTTCTAATGACTAAACCGCCACTATCAATATCTACACTCGGCAAACCAGCAATGAAAAAATTATGATATCCACCACCAACCACATCATAATAGACGTTGGGTGTTGTGTAGGTAATAAACCCGCCAGCAGTTGGATATGTAGTTCCCAGTATTAACCCACGTGAGTTATTAATCCTGACGTTTCCGCTAAAAGTTTTTAAACCTGATATCGTCTGTGTGGTCGCCAATGTTACGAATGCACCATCTACGTACGTCTTATTAACCAAATCGCTACCAGTTGACGGGACAGCAGACGATTGTGGTAATGCAGTAAACGTTTTAATACCGCTTGTTATGGTCTGTGCTGTCGTTAAATCTACATATCCCGTAAGGTCTGCAATAGTTGCAAAATCTGTGCCGCCCGTCATAGAAAGAACATTTGTTTGAGTGTAATCCATTTTATTATATGTATATATTATAATATGGACGATACCCAGAATACACCTCCCAGCACCAGCGATTTAGCGTCCGCCGCGGAAGCATCTTACACTGACTTCCCACCGATGAACTATACTAAATTAGATGCATACAGTAACCCAGAGATTTCCACATTTAAGCACAAAGAAAAACCGCATTACATTATATCCCACAAAGGTACCGATTTGCAGAATCCAAACACTGCACGGAAGGACATACGGGCAGACTTGAATATTGCGTTGGGTAACAAAGAAGCGGATAGAATGCACAACCGGCGCACAAAGCAGACGGAACAGATAATTAAGAAGTTGAAGAAGGAAACACCCAACCACGATATATATCTTGCGTCTCATAGTTTAGGTGGGTCAACGAGTTCCCACGCAATGGCAACCAATAAGTATGTCCGTGATAATGTAAAAGAACTGCATACATTCAACTCTGGTAGTTCTGCACTGCAAAAACCGCCGAGTGTTTCGCCGGAAGTGAGAGAAGAACTCATGCAGAAAAGCACGCACCATCGTGTAAAAGGCGATGCTATCAGTGAACACGTAGAGAAGAACCTGATAGGTAAGCAGAAGATGTATGAGAGTAAGAAAAAACCGAGTATTGCTGACCACGTGTTGAAACTTGCCACACCGTTATTGAAGAAGACGTTTATCGGGCGGACGATTGGTTACGGTGTGAAGAAGGTGCTGGATACATTACGCGCTCATTCTATTAGCAATTTCACACGTAAATAATATGTGAGTATTGTGTATAATGGTTCTCACATATAAACAGAAGTTTAATAAGAAGTACGGATTTAACAAAGATGAATCACATTCGTTGGCAGAGATATCGAAACTAACGGGTTATAAGTTAAGCGGGTTGCAAACAATCTACAACAAAGGCATAGGTGCATATAGCACATCGAGAAATTCCGTGAGACCAACGGTTAAATCAAAAGAACAGTGGGCGATGGCACGTGTATATTCTGCCGTAACGCCAGGTTCAAAAGCATCGGTTGTAGACGCTTCACATTTGATAAAATAATATCGCACTATAATATACATGAGTTACAAAATATTACCGCATACATTTAAACAATCGAAGTTACTTGGTGTAGAAGTAAAACCATCTACGAAGAAAGGTAAGAAGATAGACGTATATAAGGACGGTAACATCGTGGCGTCTGTGGGTGCAATCGGTTATAAGGACTACGCGACATTTATGAAGGAAGACGGTAAGGAAGTTGCCGACGAACGTCGGCGACTGTATAAGATACGACACGAGAAGACGAGGAAGGTAGTCGGGTCTCCCAGTTACTACGCTGATAAATTATTGTGGTAATAATAATATCGCGCAATAATATATAGTTTAGCATAAGATGTGTTTACCACGCGACAGCGAGAACATAAGAATAATCGATAACGGCGATGAAGGTTGCTGCACAGTATGCGGCGGTAAGTTCAAACATACGCGGCGATACGTTATGGTGAATGGATTGAACGAAGTTATATTCAACACTGCACACCACGGTTGTCTTAAAATTATGGCACGCATTAAGCAGCGACAGCAGGAAATAACGAACCTGGAATGGCAGATATGGTTGATGAAAGCAACCAACAATGGAAGATGAATAATAAAACGATATATGCTAATGGAATATATCGTTTTGATATGTGCAGGACAGGATAAAAGCATTTGAAATATAGAAAAACGACTCATAAAACGAGAATTATCATATAAATATATGAATTCTAACTTAAAATTTAAATTTTAAGGTCTATATTATAATATACAATGATAAATCCTTATTTCAAATCCTTTTTTCCAGATATATATCACATTTTTGCCTGTGGTATATATCAAAACGTATTATCCTAATCATCTTTGATGTATGTCTTCGCGGTTCCCACCGAATGCGCCATGAAGTTTGCATCTTCTTCTTGTTCGTTCAATACCTTACCATACTTGTTAGATAAATATATGTGACGTAACATCGATGCACCCACTTTCTTACCGAGTATGCTGTTCAATGACTTGGTCATACGGTTACTATTTGTGCGTGCATCATCGTCAGGAAACAATAGGTAGTCGCCATCGTTAAGGTTCATGTGTTTGATATACCATTTCAGCACAGGCATCATTTCATCGGGCACATCAATCACTTCCTTACCCGACTTCGCAGTCTTGAAGTTGTTGAAATAATACTTACCGTCCTTGATGTCTACGTAGTTCTTCTTGTCGTTGTCGCCTTTACCGATGACTGTATAATACCAGTCATTACGACGTGGCGGTTGCAACACATACAGTGCGAGTATCATATAATTCTCAATCACCTTACGGTCAGCATTTGACAACCGCGGTTTCTTCACTACGTCTTCTGCCTTGTCTTTGAGTTTGTCGAATACTGCTTTGACTTCGTCCCACGACAACCAGTTCTCCTTCTGTGTTTCGCTCTTCTCACTGGTAGGTTTCTCTGCAAAAATGCTGCGTTCCTTGGCAAACAGAACACGGTAATGATTGTTGAGTGCTTCGTATGTCTTACCTTTCTGTCGGTTCAAAATCGCCACGATACTTGCTACATAAGACTTGCGGGTATTGTCGTTTGCGATTGCTTCCAACTTTGACTTGATTGTGGGTTTCGCCTTTAAGAATGCTAAACTATCAAACGGTTTGTTGTCGTTCAATATACGTAACTTGATTAAGTACATCTCAATCGTCTTCTGCGATAACTTTTCGCTGGTAAGCGATTGCTTCAAACTGTCCATGAATTTACTATCCATTCTATATAGTTATGTTAGATAATTATATATAATTGTTTTATCTCTAAATCCTAAAATATCTAAATATCTAAAATACCTACTTTTCCCTAAACCTCTTATAAGAATTGAGAATATATAAATAGTTTATAGAAGTTTAGGTATTTTAGGTATTTAGGTATTACCTCATTATTTGATTGGAACCTTGTTGCTTATAGTCCTCATACGCTGCTTTTCCTTCCGGTGTACTTAAATCAAAAAATGGCATCTGTGCTGCATCAGGTAATGTTTGACGCTTTCCTTCCTTCTTGCCGCCCATTGCTTTTGGCGCTACTCTCAATGGGTCACCTTCCATCTCCGCTGACATCTTGTTTCCTGCTTCTTGATGTGCCTGCTTTGCTGCGCCTCCTGCTGCTGCTGCGGTTTCTTCTTCTGGTGGTTCTGCTCCCACTACCTTTTTTAAATTGCCCGAACGCGGTTTCTGCTGCGGTCCTCGCGGGATACCTGCATCGCTGCGTTGCTTGCGTGCCTTTTTCAGTATCGCTGCCTCTTCTGCAATACCAACCTGTTCAGTCTTTATATCTCTAATATCCTGTGCGAGTTTGAACTGATCGGGTGTTTGAATAACTTGTGCTGGCGGTTGTGCTTGTCTTGATGCGAGTAAATTGGCGATTAGGTTTTGACTACCGCCTGCACCTCCCATTGGAATGTCACGGTTCATACCGGTCTTAAATACAGGCATCATCTGTTTTGCAGGCGGTTTGCCCGTGAGTCTTCTGGGTCTTGCTCTCTTCTTCTTCTTCTTGTCCTTCAATGGTGGCATCTATATATGTATATAAGGAAATTAATTTATTCATCTGTGAATAATAATTGATTGAAATTCTTGTAGAATGTATGAGTGCGCGCGTTATACATCAAAAAATTATACTGCTTATCGAATACGAAATTGAACAACGCCTTTGTTTCATCTTTCGTTAAACCAAACACTTCTTGACTAAAATTCTCCGTTTCAACCATCGACTTCGGTTTGAACAATATGACTACATCTATCAGTGCACGTAACGACTTTGCGAGTGCTTTCTGGTTCAATGCTGATATAATAATATTCAGTTTCATGTGACGGTGCTTATTGATTAACTTGCGTAGATTATACTCCGTTTGCTTGTTCTTCAATTGCTCACTAAAATCGTCCAATACTAACACGCTGTTTCCCTCATCGTCCTTTGTCTTTATTGCTAACTCGGTAATTGTGTTAAATGTATTCTGCGTTAAATCGTGATATACCTTTGGGTGGTTTTTGAATGCGTGGTCTTCCTCACTATCAAATACTTCCTTGGGCGTTGCATACATGACGTTGTCAAACACTTTGCGGTATATACGGTTCTTACCGGTTGCTTTGAATAAGTTTGCAATGAACGTGGACTTGCCGGTTCCCATACCACCGCTGACGAATATCACACTGCACTTATTAGGAAATGGCGGCGGCACGTCTAATACGTTGTCTATGGATTGTTTTGACGGTTTGATTACTAAATCACTCTGTTCTATCTCTTCTATTTTCATTTCTGTTATATTAGTAACAGAAAATTATTATACGCTGTCGTCACTGGTTAATGACGACGATGATGGTGTTGTTTCACCCAACGCTGCTAACTGCAACGGTTCCAACTCTATCAACTTGTAACCCGTGAGTTGGTCGTCCATTCGCTTTTTCAGTAATATACTTGACTGCGTAAGTTTAATATACCGGTTATAACTATCATCTATGAATGTCTTTGCATCAATCGGTCTATGCTCTGGTTTCAGTGCTAACCATTTGAATATATCCGTTGCTAACTCGTAAAAGTCCTTTGACGATGATAGCGTCTGCTCCATCTGTCGGTTGAGTTGCAGATATAACTCAATACTACCTATGATACCGCATATCAATGCAATCAACGAATTCAGCACGCTAATGATTTCCTGTTTCATAAATGGTTGCAATCCAATGCTGAATA